TTTGCAAATAGATAAATAATAGTTATATTTGCATTCAATAAATACCGACTAAATGAAAAATCTTAACTTTACCTCCTTTGCTTGTGAACGCCTTTTAGTCGGGGCTACCTTGCATTGGAGGTATCTTTTTTATAATGGCTAAAGGTTTACCATATTTTAAATTCACTGTTACCGAATGGCTTACTGGGGACATAGTTTATGAATCTTTTGAGGTTCAGGGTTTGTTTATTAATATTTGTGCTTTGTATTGGCAGAGGGATGGTAATTTAACGATTGATGATATTGAAAAAAGATACAAGGTAGCGATGGCTAACAGTCCGCTAACTGGTCGCTTCATTCATGTTAAAAATAACAAAGTAATTATTAATTTTTTAGACGAACAGTTTACGGATAGAAATTTTAAGTCAGTAAAGAATAAAGAGAATGGAAGGAAGGGCGGACTAGCTAAGTCGCTAAAAAACAAAAACTTAGATAGTGTAGCAAACGCTAACCAAACGCTTAGCGAAGGCTTAGCCAATAAGAATAAGAATAAGAATAAGAATAAGAATAAAGAAGAAGAAAAGAATAATATTAGAGAACAAGTTTCACTCACTCAAATTGAATTTAACAAATTAGTTAGTGAATATGGTGAAGAAGCTACTAACTGGATGTTAGACAAACTAAACGCTTACAAACTATCAAACGGTAAAAAATATAAATCTGACTACGGAGCTATTTTAAACTGGGTAGTTAAAAGCTATAAAGAACACAAAGAAAAAAACAAAGAAGAAAACAACCCATTATTAAACGCAATTAAACAAGCATATAAACAATAAAAACCAAACAATTATGACTGAACAATTAAAAAAAGAAACAGCTATCCTTATGGCTTTATTTAAAGCTACGGTTGAGCAAAGTCAGTATCTAACTGGCGAATTAAAACAGCGACCTAAACAAGTATTTAATGACTGGTATAAAAAAGGCTGGATGTTATTAGATGAATTAGAAAAGTCTAAAACAATTGACAATGAATACTTAGAGAAAGTAACTGACATTTATCATAATATTAACCTAGAAATTAGAAACTACGAGCCATGCAAGACTATTTAAATTTTTTAGAAAGTAAAAAGCATAGCATAGGCAATTTTGGTTTTGATGCCAATTATATTCCTGACATGGCTTTTGATTTTCAAAAGTATATTATTGAAAAGGCGGTTAAAAAGGGTAGGATAGCAATTTTTGCAGATACTGGATTAGGAAAAACTTTAATGCAAATTTCAATAGCAAATAATATTATAAGACATACTAATAAAAAAGTATTGATTTTAACTCCTTTAGCTGTTGCTTTTCAGTTCATTTTAGAAGCTCAAAAGTTAGGTATAGACGATATTGAATACTCAAAAGACGGTAAGCATACAAAGAAAATAGTTATTTGTAATTATGAGCGTTTGCACTATTTTGATAGTAATGATTTTGTAGGTGTTATTTTAGATGAAAGTTCTATTTTAAAAAACTTTGATGGTAAAATAAAAAGTCAGGTTACTTCATTTGTAAAAAAGATTCCTTACAGATATTTAAGTACAGCAACCCCGAGTCCTAATGATTTTATTGAATTAGGTACAAGTTCCGAAGCGTTGGGTTACATGGGTTATATGGATATGCTAACAAAGTTCTTTAAAACTAATCAGAATAGCGTAGATTCAAATAACCGTAATATCGGGGAAAAGTTTTATTTAAAACCACACGCTGAAAAGGATTTTTTTGCATGGGTTAACCAATGGTCTATTATGGTAAAAATGCCATCAGATTTAGGATTTAGTAATGAACGTTATGTTTTACCTAAACTTGTAGTTAATAAGCATATTGTTCAAAACGACAATCAAGTATCTGTTGATGGTCAATTACAAATGTTTAATATAGTTGCTAAAAGTTTTGACGAAATAAGAAACGAACAAAAACAAACAGAAGAAAAAAGATGTATTAAAGCTGTTGAATTAGCACAAAACAAAACTTCTGTTTATTGGTGTAATACTAACCAAGAAAGCACATATTTAAAAAATATGGATTCTGATTCTATTGAAATTATAGGTAGCCAATCAATTGATAAAAAAGAAGAAATACTTTTGGCATTTGCAAATGGAGAAATTAAACGTTTAATAACAAAGGCTAAAATGACTTCAATGGGATTAAACTGGCAGCACTGCAATCATACTGTTTTTTTCCCAACATGGAGCTATGAACAATATTATCAAGCTATTCGTAGATTTTGGCGATTTGGACAGAAAAAAGATGTAATTTGCGACATGGTTATTTCTGATGGTCAAACTAGGGTTTTAGAAGCGTTACAACAAAAAACCGAAAAGGCTATTGAATTATATGAGAACTTAACTAAAAACGTAAATCAATCATTTGAAAACAAAGTAAAAGAATTTAATAAAGAAATAATCAAACCTAAATTTATAAAATAAACAACTATGGAAAACAAAGTAAAAGACCAAGTAATTACAGATAATTATGCTATTTATAATAGCGACTGTATGTTAGTAATGCCTACACTTGAAGATGAAAGTATTGATTTGTCAGTATATTCACCTCCATTTGCAGGGCTTTATAATTATTCAAGTTCAGAAAATGACTTTAGCAATTGTGAAAGTAAAGAGCAATTTTTAGAGCAATACGAGTTCTTAATTAAAGAGATTGCAAGGGTTACAAAATCTGGTAGAATCACTGCCGTTCATTGTACAGATGTATTTGATAATACTTGTAGATTGTGGGATTTTCCTCACGAAATAATTAGAATGCACGAAAAGTATGGTTTTGAATATAGAAACCGTATAACAATTTGGAAAGAGCCTTTAAAGGTTCGTATGAGAACAATGGTACAATCTTTAATGCACAAATTTATAGTTGAAGATTCTACAAAATGTTTTACAGCCATGCCTGATTATGTTTTAATATTTACTAAAAAAGGAGATAATAAAGTTCCAGTTACACATGAAAAAGGATTATTGAGATATTTTGGAGAAACGCCAATTTTACCAAACATTTTAAGAGCGTGGAATAATGCAAACGAATCAGATTTAAACGAAGCTCAATTATGGGAATATCTTAATATAAAGTTTAAAAACCATGACGACCATAAGTCAAATAAATTAAGCCATTATATTTGGCAGCGTTACGCCTCTTCTGTTTGGGATGATATTAGAATTGATAATGTTTTACCATTTAGAGATTCAAAAGAAGAAGATGATGAAAAACACGTACACCCTTTACAATTAGATGTAATTGATAGGATTATTGAATTATACTCTAATCTTAATGAAGTTGTTTTAACTCCATTTATGGGAGTTGGAAGTGAGGTTTATAGCCCTGTTTCATTAGGTCGTAAAGCTATTGGAATTGAATTAAAAGATAGTTATTTTAAACAAGCTAAAATAAACCTATCTTTAGCAGATAAACGATTTACAGAAGAAATTAAACAAGAGTCATTATTCAATGAGTGATTTAATTAAAACAGACAATTTAGATTTATTACCTTTACGGCTTCAATCCTTTGCGGTTAGTCGTATTGGTAAAAAGTCTATAAAAGATTTACACCCTAATCAGATAAAAGAAGCCTGTTCACAAATTATAAACCTTGCTTTTGTTGAATCTGGGCAAACCAAACAAGCAACCAGTGAAATGTTAGCTTTTCAGCGAGATGCGCTATTAGACGAACTTAAAGGAAGGTTTAAGGACTTAACCATAGAAGAACTAAAAGAAGCGTTTAAAATGGGTGTACGTGGTGAATTTGGCGAATATTTTGGTTTATGTGCTGCAACTTATCATAAATGGATTAAAAGTTATTTTGAAAGACCTGAAAGGGCAGAAGCCATGAGAGTATATTTAGACATGATTAAAACGGAGATTGTAAAGGATAAACCAACACCTGAACAACAAGCTGAAATACTTAAACAAGGGATTAAATCAGCATTTAAAACTTATATCGAATCTGGTGAACTACCTTTTTATTCAGCTCCATACTACGATTATTTAAAAAAGAATAGCCTTGTTAACTGGTCAAAGGAACAAATAGAAGAAATGAAAATAGAAGCTGAAACAGAATATAGAGGGCGATTAATTAACGATAGGGATAATAGAATAATTAACACTTTACAATATAAGTCTTTAATCGAGAATCTAAACACTAACCAAACGTTTAAGAACGTGTGTAAAAAGATAGGTTTAAAGTATTGGTTTGAAGCCTGTAAATTGTCAAATTTTAATTTCGAAACATTATGAAGGGTGAGCGTTATTTGATAGAACAAAACGGAACCCTTAAACTTTTAGGCTTACAGGAATACAGCCGTAAAATTAACCGAGGTGAACAAATGAAGTACTTAGGTAAAGTAAAGCACATGAGGGCAAAGTTAGAAGAACCACCATTAAAAAGAACCGTATTAAGATTGTTTGAAGAAAATCTAGAAATGATAGCAAACAAAGGAAAAGCGAACTGTTTAGAGAACTTTAAGAAACTTGTAATAAACAAACTATGAAAGAACTACCATTTAGCACCGTATCTTACAAACAAGACGTAACGCTAAAAGATATACTAGAAGTTGAAAGATGGGTTGAAAAGCACCTTAAAAGGCTATCAATGGATAATTCAAGACATTCTCAAATATCTAGAAAGATACTTTATGAACAACGCTCTGGCGTACCTTACACCCACTTTATTAAACAGTACAAAGACCATAAACGAGCTTTAGAAAGAATTAAACGTAAACTATGAAAGAAACAAAACTAACCAAACAACACGACCTTATGCAAGGTTACATTAATCTAATCAAAGTGTTAGACAGATTGAGTACTAAAATAGATATATTAATAGTTTTAAACGATAAATAAATTTTTATATTTAAGAAATATTTTGTATATTTGTAAAAGTTCAATTTTATTGAATCATAGTTGTTTGTTTAGTTAGCCCCTTTAATCGGGGGCTTTCTTTAAAGAATGAAAGACATAATAGATAAACATTTTACAGACAATTACAAGTATTATAAAAGTATTTGTAAACGACATATTAACAATATTACTCATGAGGATATGCTTCATGAACTGTACTTAAAGTTCTTTAATGTTAATCACAATGTTATAATTGAGTATAACGGAAACGGCAAATTAACAAATATAGGTTGCATGATACTTAGGTATTTAGCACAAAACAGATACCGAACTAAAAAGAATAAACAAGGCTCAACAAGCCCGCTATTCATTAGTGATGTACCATGCGATATAAACTACCTTTATTCTCAACAAGCCAACGAACATAGTTCTGTTGATTACATCATAGATTTAATCGAATCAAAGATAAAAGAAGAAAATAAAGAGGAACTATTTAGTAAACTTAACCATGCCATAATCAAACACTTAAACAGTGAGAACAATACTAACATAGCTGTTTTTTTACAAGCAAATGAAACAAGCCTTTATGAGTTACATAAAGATTCAGGTATAAGCCGTTTCTACTTAAAAAGAAGTTATGAAAAAGGAAAAGAATTATTAAAAAAAGAGTTAAATGGATAAAGATGTATTAAGCTACATAGCTAAAAATGAAGATACAATACGTTTATACGTAAGGACTAACCAGAAATTACAATCAAGTTCGGACTTTCTTAAACCAATAATCCCTAGTTTTTTAGAAGAAAACAAGGGGGTTAATATAGATGGCTGCCCTGAATGTATCTTAGATATGCTTAGGTGGTCGCTAAAAGTGTTAAAAGAATCACAAAAAGAAGAACCAAAAAAGAAGTAGTATGTGGGTATCTGACTTTAACTGGAAGGCTTATCTAAACACACGTTTAAACCACGTTCAGATATTTGACGTACAAAAGAATATTTATATTGACTTTTATTTATTCCTTAACTAATGAGCCAAAGAAACCTAGATAGCCCCCAACAATTATGGGAATACTTTACAGGGTACGAAAGCACACTACCAACTATTGAAGTGCCTCAATCACACGTAAAGCTAGGAATAGTGTATTTACCAATTAAGGCTCCAATGACTATGGAGGGGTTTAAATCATACCTTTGGGATATTGGAGTAGGTGATATCAAAAGATATATTGATAATTCAGAGGGTAACTTTAACGAATACGTACCAATCATCACACGTATAAAGGAAAAGATATTCGCAAACAACCTATCTAAGGCGGCTGTTGGGCTTTATAAAGAGAACTTAATAGCACGTCAATTAGGAATGTCTGATAAGTCAGAAACTAAATCAGACGTAAATATAAACACATATAATGCCGATTTCGGTCAAGTTATACAATCCCCATCAAAACCAAGCGATAATACATCAGGCGATAAATAACGAGCCTTACAAGTATTACGTTTTAAATATTGGCAGACAGTTTGGTAAAACGATGTTAGCCATGAATCAGGCTTACTATTGGGCTTTTAACGATAAAGTTCAAATTGCGTGGGTTTCTCCCGTATACAAACAATGTGAAAAGGTTTATGATGAAATGGTCAGGGCTTTTCAGGGTTCAGGACTTATAAAACATAACGCTCAAAAATTAATCATAGAAACATCAAACGGTTCAACTATTCAATTCTTTTCTGCTGAACGATACGACAACATAAGGGGCTTTACATTTGACTACCTAATTTGTGATGAGTTTGCATTTATGGCAGAGCAGGCGTGGTCAGAAGTGTTAAGGGCTACCGTATTAGTAAAAGGTAAGAAAGTCCTACTAATATCCACCCCAAAAGGCAAAAACCATTTTTACAACCTGTTTAACTTAGACGGGGTTAATCCACAATATAAGAGCTTTAAAATGACTTCTTATGATGGTCTAGCAACAAAAGACGAAATAGACGGGGCTAGGTTTACTTTGCCCGAGAATGTTTTTAAACAAGAGTATTTAGCAGAGTTTGTCGATAATGGTTCTGGGGTGTTTAAAGATATTCAAATAGGCACACAAACCAAGTTTAGTGAATCTTATTATGCTGGTATTGATTTAGGCAGGGCAGACGATTACACCGTGTTAACCATACTTAACGAGTTTGGTGAAATGGTATTTTGTGAACGTTGGAGGCACGATGAATGGAGAAATATAATATCAGTGATAGCTAGGATATTAAAGAAGTTTGACGCTAAAACATTTGTTGAGGTTAACAGCATTGGGGATGTGGTATTTGAACAATTAAAACAACAATACTCTAATATTGAAACATTTACAACCACTAACAAATCTAAGAACGATGCGGTTGAGGCTTTACAGGTTGCTATTCAAAATAAAGAGTTTAGGATGTTAGATATTGACTGGCTTAAAAAAGAGTTTGATATGTTTACTTATGAATATAACCACAAAACAAGGTCATTAAGATATTCAGCTCCGCAAGGTTTCCATGATGACGGGGTTATGAGTTGTTGTATTGCTTATCAAGCTATAAAACAATTACGTGGCACTTGGTCATTCCACTAACAAAAATCAATTAAAATATATT